AAGTAATATCTTTTAAAGATAAGAAATATGATACAGATGTATGGAGTGGTTATGGTCGTAAATTCTTACGCAAGAATATGACAACTCCAGAAGCTTGTGAAGATGCTAAAAATATCCTAACTCAAGACATGTTCTAGGATGAAAACGGTGATTATCTAGATCATACAATCTTTATTGTCTAGTATGATTATGATTTAGATGGTAAATGGATAACATTGCCAGATTATAGTATAATTTTATTTATGGGAGGTTCTTTTCAAAATGGTAAATTGCGCGGAAATAATATAATGTTCTTGCCACAAGCTATTGATATTGAAACTTTCTTACCCACAGTAAATTTAGATGATGTTACATTTGTAAACGGATAGATGCTTTATAAATGTGAAACAATTACAGCATTTATTAATGATGTTTGGTATGTTATCACCCAGGAAGCAGCAGTAGATAGTTTAATGACGGAAGTTACGGAACTCAAAGCAAGAGTTACCGAATTAGAAAATAAAATAAATTCATGAAAGGACAAACATTAAGAACGTGCAGCTTAGATGAAGCATATAAGCACGTGTGCTTTAAAGACCTTGAGTGTTATGTTCGTAAGGAAGACTTGTTTGCAGGCTATTCATTGCTTGAACAACAAATTATAAGACAGAATTTAGGAATTACTAATTAGGATATTAGGATTGATAAAAACCTTAATATATATTCTGAAAATCCTGTACAGAACAAAGCAGTATACAAGGCTCTTTTAGAAAAAGTAGATACTAGTGCTTTAGCTGCCATAGCTGTTTCTGGGGATTATAAAGATTTAATTAATGTTCCATGCGAATTACCTAATCCTGAAATTTTATTAATTACAGGACTTAATTCAGAAGGAGTTACTAAGCAATGGGTTTATGACGGCAATGATGCCGTAACTATAAACTTAGCTACAAAATTATCACAATTCCCAGATTATAATGATATTGCTTGGACACAAGAAGAAATTGAGGCGTTGATTCCTATTAAGGGAATTTATGTAAATGATTTGAAATTACAGCCTGACGAGTGTGATAATGTATATTTAACTGTACTTACCGAAGCAGATGTTAAAGAAATGGTTAAAGATTTTGCTACTACAACTTATGTAGATAATAAAGCAGCAGAAACTTTAAAATCCGCTAAAAGTTATACAGATTCTATAGAGTCTGTCTTACGTTAGGAAATTTCTTCTGTAGAAGAATCTTTAACAGAACAAATTGATGCTGTACAAACAAGCCTCAACACAAAAGTTACTGAAATAAATAATTAGATAACTACATTAAAAAATGAAGTTGCTAATAAAATAGATTAGACTGATTTAGATTCTGCTTTATTAGAATTATATAGTAAAGTTCATAGTGAATGGACTACTTGGCAAGAATCTTTTGAAAGTGAATATTCAATAAAGTTTAAAGAACTTGAATTAGGCTTCCAAGTAAGATATGCTAGTTTAATGTCTTTAATTGCCGATGTATAGGAACAAATTACTAAAAATTGTAATGGCTGTTCTGGAGGATCTAGTGGTAGTTGTTGTGATGATTGTCCCGATCCAGAAGTAGAGTATGAAATTAAAGAGGATAGTATTTGGGCAACCAGTCCTTTAGCTTGGAATGAAGTAACTGGAACAATATTTTTCTAGGGACGCAGTATAACAACATGTAGTAATGGAAAAGTTACAATTAGTGATTGGGCTTTACATAACGTTTCTTTCTCTACAGAAATTAATGATACAGATGAAGATATTGTAAAAACAGCTACAGTAGAATGGCATGGAATAGATATTTCAGAAAAATATACTCATTTACGTAAGCCAAAATCTACTTATTGTGTAACAGTAACTTCGGCATGTGGATTTGCTGTAAACGGTGTTGAGTATGAAGACCAACAAACCTATAGAATACATTTAATAGAAGGGTCTTCTTTAAGTTTTGTACTTACACCCCACCATCATTACGAAACTATTGGTGATATTATAGTAAATGGCACCACTGTAATGGAAGGTGAATCTAATTATAAAAATATTAATATTAACGATATTCAAGAAGATAAGAAAATTGAAATCCTTTGTGGCACTCCTAGAGAGGCCAATATTGACGTATCTCAAGTTGATTTACTTAAGGAGTGCGTCTCGGATGTAAATTTCTCGAAAACTCCTGTACGATATAATGATACCGACATAACAATTACGATAAAACCCGCAGAACATTACTTAGACTTAAATAGTGGGCGAATTATAATGAAGGAAATTAAAAACCCTGTAATTTATTCGTGGTCGGCAGGAGTTCCTATGGTATCATACACTATTCCTCAAATAAAAGGGGATATTATAGTCGAAGTAGATGGCTGCGGTACTCCAGAAGAAGAGGAGTTAACAGTTACAGCGGACAGTTGTATTGATTTCCAAATTGATGGAAGTTCTACAATACCTGACACATTAACCTACGGCACTACTCATTTAATTACTATGAAACCGGGACCTAAAGGTAAGGTAAGATATAAAAATGTTGGTGCTGGATATATTAAAATGGGAGATTCCATTTTATATGAATGGGAAGATTATGTAGATGAAGTTAGTTATATAATAGATTTTGTTACAGATGATGTTGAAATAGTAGCAGATTGTGGTGAAAAGATAATGTATAAAGTACATTATAACTTAGGTAGTTGTTCTACTATAAATAATAATACTGCTGAAGTTTGGATATATGATCCATATAATGCTGCAATTAGTGAAGTTTGGGGCCCAACAATGATAGACACTGTAAGAGTGACTATGGATAATTATGGCACAGTAACTACAGGAACTACAATTAATATTAATGAAGTTATTGGTGATATTTATATCACAACTACTTGTAAAGCAAGGCCTACTCCTCAAATTAATAAATCATTTAGTTCTGGATGTGTTTCTTATAATGGCCCGTCATCAGTTACTTGGGGTTCTAGTGCTTCTATTACGTTAACACCGGCTTCTGGGTATAGTACAGTAGGAGCAGGTTCTATTTCTGGATCATATTCATCTATTACAGTAAATGGATCTTCTACTAATAGTTGGTCTGAATCTAGCTCTGTTTCTATTTAGATTTCAGGTATTACAGGAGATATTTCTATATCTGCTAATTGTGGAACTGAAATACCTACTAATACAGAATATACAATCACCTATAAACCTAATGGAGGTAAACCTAATTCAAATATGTATGATTCTGCAGAAGAAGGTTCTTCCGTTACTATTAGGAGTAATCCGTATGTAAGATCTGGTTGTGAATTCTTAGGTTGGAATACTAGTCCTAGTGGTTCTGGTACTTCTTATACACCCGGAGAAACTATTGCATTATATTCAAATATAGTAGTTTATGCACAATGGTCTTGTGGTGGAAGTACTACTGAAGTAACATTGTCTTATGATAGAGGTGATTGTTCGTCTGGTTCAGGTTCTGTTTCTAGTTAGACTGTAACTCAAGGAAGTAAAGTAACTATTCAAAATAATTCCTATACTTGCGGTACATGTAATTTTGTTGGTTGGAATACTAAGGCTGACGGTACTGGAACATAGTATAGTTCTGGAGAATCTATAATATTAAGTGAAGATATGAAATTATTTGCTGTGTGGTCATGTGGAGGTTGTGAAGATGCCGATTTAGATGTAGTATTTGGCAATGGCGTAACCTCAATAAAGGAAGGTGAATCTGTCAAAGTTACAGGTAATGCTCTTGTTTCAGACAGTTAGATTACCTTTGTATCTGGAGATGAAAGTATTGCTACAGTGTCAGGTACTACCGTGACAGGTGTATCTGCAGGTACAGTATGGATAATAGCTAGATTTGCTGGAGATGATAATTATTGTGCATCAGAACAAAAATCAAAATTAACAGTATTACAGGGAGAGTGTACCATAACTCCAGATATTACATTAACTGTTTCTCCAACTACTTTAAATATTGGAGATACTGCAACATTATCTGTTTCGGGACAACCTTCAGGATCTACTATTACATATAAAGTAGTAAGTGGCCCAGGTACAATTTCTGGAAATATTTTAAAAGCTACGGGCAGTGGTACTATTAAAGTACAAGCTACTAGTAGTAGTGTAGATAAGTATTGTTCTGCTACATCTTCAACTAAGAACATAACAGTTAATGAGGCTGCTTGTGAATCTTCTTTGGAATTACAAACCACAAGCTTTACTTATAATTGTTCTAATTAGGGTACTCAAACGATAACTGTATACGCTAAATAGAATGGAACATCTTTTAACAATTGGTCTATTTCTAAGATTAGCGGTACTGGATGGTCTAATGCAAGTAAATCCGGAAATGTTATTAGTATACAACCTACGGATTATACGGATTCTACAGTAGATAAGTATAGAATTACATTTGAGGCTTGCGATAAAACTTTAACAGCTGATTTAAGTATTACTAATACATGTACGTCTACTTGTGAATTAGAAATATATCAAGTATACAATGATGATGGTTATGATTTAGCAAGTTATGGAGAGGAAGCAACAACTTTAATTACAGTAAAGGGTAATAAATGTGCTTCACATACAGAAGCAGATGTTAAAAAATTCCTAGGTGATGCTGCAAATTTAATATGTAAAGAGTTATGTATAAAGCATACTGGAGATGGATCATCTGCTAGTTGGAGTGAATTAGGTCTTGAGTATTATACTACATTAGATAGTTTAAGTATAGATGATAGTGAATCATTTACTGCTTCATATCGTATACATATGAACGTCTCTAAATGTCCAGAAAAGAATGTAAAAGCGAACCTAGTTCCTTAGATACAAGGTATATCTGGAGAAGTATTTGAAATTGAAACTGAGTCAGATTATTGGAGACAAACCACTTTAGGGTATGATAAAGCTTCATGTTAATTAATTTAAAAAGATTTTATAAAGGCCCATCCTATACGGTTGGGTCTTTATTTATAAATAACCAATACTTTTGTGATACTATAGAAGATACGGACAGGGGGCTTACACAATCTATGCCTGAATCTGCTATTATATAGAAAAAAGTATATGGTGAAACTGCCATACCTACAGGTAAGTATAAGGTAACTTTAACTTATAGTCCTAAGTTTGGTAAAAGATCTTGGGCAGTTAGATATGGAGGCAAATTGCCTTTAGTAAATAATGTAAAGGGTTTTTCAGGAATCAGAATACATCCTGGAAATACTGCAGCAGATTCTCTCGGTTGTATTTTAGTGGGAGAAAATAAAGTAAAGGGAAAAGTAATAAATTCCCAAAAATGGTGGTCAAAACTTATGGATTAGTTACTAAAAACTAAAGAAGAAATAATTTTAATAATTTAGTAACATTTTAATTTGGAAATAATTAGAATTTAATTATATTTAATTGTGTTTAACATAATTTTAATGTTTTATGGAAAATGGAGTAATAGGAATTGATGAATTGGATTTTGATGACGAAGTGTTAGATCAAAATTCAACAGAAACACAAGAAAATCCTGATGAACAAGAAAGCCATTGGGTGGACTATAGTCAGGGAGAAAATTACCAAGATCCGAGCTATCAATCTGCTGAAGAGCCTAGTGGCTCTGAGCCTGATGATTTAATTGCCAATTTGCTTAGGCAACAAGGTATTCGGAATCCAGATGAGATTAAATTCGAAGATGACAACGGTCAGATTGTAAATCGTAGATGGTCGGATCTTACACAAGAGGAACAATTTAATATACTAAATACACCTCAGATCCAAGAAGTCGAATCAGACTTAGACGATTCTGAAATCGACTTAATTAATAGATTACGTTAGAATAACTTGACACCCGAAGAGTATCAACAGATATTAATGCAAGAGGGCGCAGCTCAAGTTCAGCAGAATGTAGAGCCTACGTATAGTATTGATGCAATATCTGATGATGAGTTGTATGCTTATGATTTGCGTACTAGGGTTCCAGATATTACTGACGAAGAATTATTGGCTGAAGTAGAACGTGCAAAAACATCTAATCCCGAACTTTATGCTAAACAGGTTCAAGGAATTAGAGCGGAATACAAGGCTTTAGAAGATGAGGATAATGCACAAAAACAAGCTATTGAACAAGAAAATTATCAGGCTCAACAGCAAGTATTTACTAATAATATTCTAAACGCTATAGACGAATTAGATTCTATTGGTACTATGGATGTTGATCTTGATGATGAGGATAAACAAGAGTTAGCTAATTTCATTTTAGGTTCAGATCAAGCAGGTAATAATTACTTGCAACTGGCTTTGAACGACCCTGCTACTCTTACTAAGATGGCATGGTTTGCTCTACATGGAGATGGTGCTCTTGATGAAATACAAGATTACTTTAATCAACAGATAACTAGTGTAAGACAACAAGCTTATAAACAAGGCGTAGAAGACGAGCGTCGTGGTAAAGCACAAGTTGTCATACAAAAACCGAAGAAGGCTGAAAATAAGCCTATGTATAATAATAATGTTTACAAGTCGATTGACGACTTGGATTGATAAATTAATAAGAATATGATAGTAGCAAATTTTGTGACAAATCGTCCTACCATGAGTGAATAATATCGCCCATGTAAAATTCTGTGAATTGCTGGAACCCCACCAATCGTCGGGGCTACTATCATAGGGGAATCGGCAGCCAAGCTAGTGAAGCACTTTAGTAACTAGAAGGTTCAACGACTAATCTTTGAGTAGTGCAAACAATAATAAGAACACGAGCGCAGAACGCAGGGATGCGATGAGATAGTCTGAACTTGCGGGATGGTAAACCGTAAGAATTAAAGGATTAAACACCTTTAAGTTAACAAATTGGATACTAGGACCTACGAGGACTTTTATAAGTTTCTCGGAAATCGTCCTCACAAACTTGGTATTGTAAGTAGACTGTATCCAGAATTGACAGCCTCTTATTTAACGGAATCTTTACGTAATATCTTCTACCAAGATCATAAGAGTGGTAATAAATACCAGAACATTGACTCTATGATGTTTGAGTGGCAGGTTGGTTAAGTTTCGACCTGCAGAAAAATTCTTTAAATTGCTGGAAACTTTATGGTAATCAGCAGCATGGGTGTGATAACACCAGTGTTCAACGACTAGGGGAGACCCGTAAATCAATAATTAATTGATTAAAAAACTGAATTATTATGAAATATATTGTATATTTAACTACAAATTTAAAAGCCAAAATTAATGGCATAAATAGAATTTATATTGGTGTACATTAGACAGAAAATCCAGAAATTTTTGATGGATATTTAGGGTGTGGTGTATATATAAATCAAGCTAGTACTTATATGTATCCGAAAACTCCTTTTTAGTATGCAGTAAAAAAATATGGAGTATCATCTTTTAAAAGAGAGATTTTATTTATATATGATAATAAAGAAGATGCATATAAGAAAGAAGCAGAAATAGTAAATATTGATTTTTTAAAGCAAGCACATACTTATAACGCTTGCTTAGGAGGTATAAGTTATAATAATTATAAACCTTTATACCAATTCGATTTAGAAGGCAATCTAAAAAAGAAATGGGATTATTCTATAGAGGCTTATACATTTTATAATTTGCCTATGGAAAAATTTGAATATGCTATCCACGATAAACATCCTCTATTGGATTGCTATTGGGCAACTACAGATACTATAGATGTAACTGAATATATAACTTAGGTTTGGGGTGAACCTAAAGTAACACATTTATATTCTAAAGAAGGTAAATGGTTAAAAGAATTTATATCTAGAAAAGAATGTGGTGAGTATATAGGTAGCACCGAAACTGCTGTTGTAAGAGCTATAAAACAACAGTCATTAATTAATAAACAATATTATGTTTCTGACTTTATGGTTGATGAATTTAAGCCCAAAGCTAGGAAACAATATGCTAAAACTAAATTCTATTTATATAAGGATGATGGTAGTTTTATTGGTACATTTGTAGGAAAAGAATTAATGTCTATTATAAATAATCATTCGTGGGAATCTATTAGAGATGCCCTTAGATATAAACAAGGATGGTTTAAAAATTTCTATATTTCAGAAGAAGAAATAACCAAATTACCAGAAAAACCTAATGGTAATGGTTTAAAAATTGATATTTATGATAAATATGGGAATTTTATTGAAACATTAAATTCTGTAAAAGCTGTAAAAGAAAAATACAATGTTCCTGCATCAAAAATCAAAAATATACAATTAGGAGATAGATTCTTTGGAGAATATATCTTTAAATATCATAAAAGTAATAAATGATATAGTCTAAATTAGGAAACTAACTACATTAAACGCATTGAGTTTGCAGCTGTTCCTGAAGGTGATGGTGCTGATGGAACTGAGATTACATTCGCTTTTAAAGAGAGATATTACGAAAAATATGATATATTTAGAATTGAGAAGACTCGTCAGCAAGTTATTTGTGTGAGCCGTCCAATTCGTAAGGCTGACAATTACTGGGAAATCCAAGGTCGCCTTATTGATAACGATTACAAGTCTGTACTTGACTTGAGTGGTTGTCAAGTAGGTGATACTACAAGATTCCAGTCGAATGCGATGCCAGAGTTGCATGAAGAGGGTTACGTTAAGTATCAGAGTAATATTGAGAAGCATCGTAACTACATTACGACTCACCGTAATGATGATAGTTATTCAGCTTTATATGCTGCTCATGAGAATACCTTTATTTCTATTGCAGAGGGTAAAGATCAAGGTCACTTGTCCGAGAAGATCTATAAGATGGATCGTAAGGAGAAAGTATTGCTTGATAACTTCCTCTACGCGAGAAACAACGGAAGATGCGTTTCCGTTGTAAAATCTTCTTAATTTCTGGAAACTCTTAGATCTGCTAAGACAATCAGAAGCGAAGATTATTAAATTGTGATTGTAAATTAGATTTAATAATAACGTTCAACGACTATCCCTTATGGGAGTAGTAAAATACGAAAGAGAAGACAATGAAGTATATAGTATATGTAACAAAAAATATTGTAAATGATGTTTTATACATAGGAGTACACCAAACTAAAGATCCTAATGTATTTGATGGATATATAGGGTGTGGAGTTAATATTAATAAACCCAACTCTTATTATAATCCTAAAACACCATTTCAGATGGCTGTAAAAACTTATGGCCCAAAAAAATTTATTAGAAATATTATTAAAGTATTTGATATTAAAGAAGATGCTTATAAATTAGAATCAGAGTTAATAACTTGGAAAGAAGTTTATTCAGATAAGTATTATAATGCAACTCCAGGAGGAGCAATACCTGAATATTCTGATTATCCAATTTACCAGTATAATATTAATGGAGAATACTTAAAAGAATGGACATTAGAATCGGCCAGTGAATTTTATAATATGACTGAGAGTGCATTCAGAACAGCACTTAGGCATAAACAAAAAGCAGCTAATTTCTATTGGTCTAAAGATAAGATGGATAAATTGAATTTAGAAGAATATTCTAAACCTAATTTACCAACAACTGTTTATAAATATTCTAGGGAAGGTGTATGTGTAGGTATATATGAATCTATACAAAGTACCGAAAATCCGGGACGTGTATGTACTGCAATACAAACGAAACGTCCTTATAAAGATCATTATTATAGTAATACTCTTTATGAAAAATATAATCCTGTAACTAAACAAAATCTCAGAGGTGTAGAAATATTTATATATGATGAAAATGGGGAATATGTTGGTTCTGAAATAGGAGTAACTAAGGTAATGAATAGAGTTGGTGGTAGAAGTAGAGAATCTGTTTATAATGCAATTAATACAGGTAAACCATATAAAGGTTTTAGATTTTCACTTGTAAAAGTTGATAAAATGGAACCTTATAAAAATAAATTGGCTAAAAAATCAGTTGATGTTTTTGATATGTATGGCAATTTATTAAAAACTTATAATAGTATTAATTTAGCGGTAAAAGATTTGAAGTTAGATAATTCATCTGCACATAGAGTTCTTAAAGGAACGCAAAATCAAACAAAAGGTTACATACTAAAGTATCATTGAAAATATAGTCTGAACAATATAGTAATATATTGATAACAAATTGTTGCTCTTTAACAAATGTAACGTGGATTAATGATAGTTCACGATAAATTCTTTTAATTGCTGGAAACCCTTATTGAGGCAATCAGCAGCTAATATTTTAAGATGCTAAGCACTTGAAATAAAGTTCAACGACTAGATTGCGAAATCGTACATTATAAAATGGAAATGGAGAATATTCAAAAATTTATAGTATATTTAACCTATAATATACAAAATAGGAAATTTTATATAGGAGTTCATAAAACTGATACTCCAGATGCTTTTGATGGGTATTTAGGTTGTGGGGCTTATTTAGATAAACCTACAACTTATAATAAAGGTAAAACTCCTCTACATTGTGCAATATTAAAATACGGAGTTAAAAATTTTAAACGCATTACTTTAAAAGTATTTGATACTTTAGAAGATGCTTTAGATCTTGAGAGATGGTTAGTAAGTGAAGATTTTATAAAAAGAACTGATACTTATAATGCTACTCTTGGGGGAGGTACTCCTCCCGAATTAAAAAGATCAGTATACCAATTTGATATTAAAGGAAATTTTATTAAATTATGGGATTCGGAAACTGAAATAAAAAAATTCTACGATTCAAACGTTAGTATGTCTGATATTATTAAAACTAAACGTAGTTTTGCAGGAAGTTTTTGGTCTTTTGAAAATAAAATTGATCCCTCTGAATATAAGACAGAATTAAATCATGGATTTATTGCACAATATAATTTAGAAGGAGTTTTATTAAACATATTTAAAACTACTACATTAGCAGCTCAAAAATTAGATATTAGTAGAGAAAATATAACTACTGCTGTATTTAGAAAGAAACCATATTCTGGTTATTACTTTTTAAAAGCAGATGTAGATATAGCAGAAGTCTTATCCTCTAAATATCAAAAATCTCTAGGTAAAAGTGTCTTACATAAGTATAATAAAGAGACTGGAGAATTTATATGTAGTTATGCTACTAAAGTTGCCGCCAAACGTGATAACAAAGGAGTTACTGATTACCGTTTGAAAAATGCAGTAGTTAATAAAAAAGAATGTGGAGGATTCCTATGGTCATATAAGAAAGCCAATAATTATTTTGATATAGAAGCTCCTGAAAGTAAAGAAGCTGTTAAAATAGCACAATATGACACTGAAGGAAATTTAATTAAGATATGGGATTCTCCTAAAGAATGTAAACAGCAATATAAGTCATGTTTACGTGTATGTCAAGGTTACTTACATACAACAGAAGGTTATATATTTAAATATATTTGAATAAAGATATAGTCTGATCTATACGGTAACGTATAGTTAACATAAATGGTCAACGGTAAAAGATTTGCCGCTTAATCTAGTGATAGATTTTGAAAAATTTCGTGAATTGCTGGAATTCCTTCAAATTATTTGGAAAATCAGCAGCCAAGCCAATGAAATGCGTAGAAGTAATTGGAAGGTTCAACGACTAATTCCTAAGTTAGCATAAAACTAGGGAACACGAGTGCGAAACTTCTGATTCATCAGAAGAAGATATAGTCTGAACTCGTGGGATGATAAACCACGAGAGCTAGAGGATAAAGAGCCTCTAGGATAACAAATTGAAACCTACAATCGTAGATCCTGATACAAATAGACCTAGACAATATGCTATCGCCGCATAATAAATGGGTCGGTAAGTTAAGAGACTTACAAAAATTAATTTCTCTAATTGCTGGAAACTCCTAACCATAGGACAATCAGCAGCTAAGTCTTATAAAAAGAAAAGTTCAACGACTAACCGAAAGGTGTACATTATTTTAATAATAATGGAAATGGGAAATAACTTATCTTTGAATAAGTTAAAGATATAGTCTGCTCTCTATGGTAACATAGAGTTAACAAAAGAATTTATATAGGCGACGGTATTATTCCTCAAGTAGAACGCTTTGCCAGCAAGTATGCATTCGCTAAATTGACGGTAGATGTGTTCTTTACTGTGATGGCAGCTATGAATGAGAAAGCAATGAACCCTACAGGGAATAAATACTGCTTTATAGTGAACGAGCGTATGTGGAATCTTATCCAAACAACGCTTGGAACATTCTTAGCTAAGTTTAAGACCGACGGCTGCTACTTATATAGTAAGCAAGCTAACGGATATGTAAAGGTTGGTGCTACTTTCGACACTTACGAGTGGGGTGGTAACCAAATCTCATTTAAGGTTGATAGAACCTTCTCTCGCGAATATGGATACGAGAAGGGCTTTGCTCTCTGTCTTGATTTGACGGCTGATGCAACAACCAACGAACCGCCTATTGCAATGTTCACTCTCAAGGGCGGTGATTTTATCTCAAATAAAGTACCTGGCGTAGGTGGTATGGACGGTCTCAGCTCTGGTGTTGTTTCTAACGCTGTAGCTGGTGCAAAGATAATCAACTGGGGGTATGCGTTCGGAATGCTCCCGTAAAATTCTCTTAATTGCTGGAAAATATCGTAAAAATTAATAGCTACAACATAAATCGAAAGATTAAGTGTGAATGCTTAAAAATATTAATTTTGATACAATCAGCAGCTAAGACTTATTTAAATTCCTTAAGGAAAAAGATAGGTAAAGTTCAACGACTAGGTCATAGACCGTAGAATAAATTAATATTTAATTCAAAATGGAGAATAATTTTAAATATATTGTATATTGTACAACTAATATAGTGACTAAAAAAATTTATATTGGTGTACATAGAATCTCAAGTGATGTTTTTGATGGATATATAGGAAATGGAGTTTATATAAATAGAGCAAGTACTTATGAACACCCTAAAACTAAATTTCAATATGCCGTTAAAAAATATGGACCAAACAAGTTTATAAGAACAACAATAGCTACATTTGATAATGAATTAGATGCTTATGAATTAGAAGAATTAATTGTTAATGAACAATTTTTAGCTAGACAAGATGTGTATAACTTAGCTTTAGGAGGAACTAATGGAGCTTATTATTTAACTTGTCATAAAGTATATCAATATGATTCTAATGGAAATTATGTGCAAGAATTTTCTTCGATAAATGTAGCATCTAAATTAATAGGTAGAGCCATGGTAAGTATATGGAGGGCTATACATAATAAAATCAAATGTAAAAATTATTATTGGTCAGAAGAAAAATATGATAAATTAGATTTAACCAATTATCATATATATGAAGGCCCTCATAAAATTCCAATTTACCAATATTCTTTATCTGGTGAATATGAATGTTGTTATAATTCAATTAATGATGCAGCTAGAATTTTAAATATTTCTTCTGCAAATTTGAGTAAATCTGTTAAATTAGGAACTATTTGTAACCAAAAAAGATATAGTTCTGTATTTAATGAGACTTTTCAAGGTAGTAGAAATGAACAAACTCGTAATACTGCCGTACATCAATATTCATTAGAAGGAGAGTATATAAATTCCTATAAAAATATGGCTGAAGCTAAAAAGGCTTTAAATATTAAATCTAATATTTATGATGCTATAAAATTAGGACGTACCTGTGGAGGTTTTCAATGGAGTTTTGAAAAATTAGAGCGTATGGATAAAATAAAACCAAAATCAGGTAAATCTAGAAAAGTAGGTAAATATGATAAAGATTGGAATTTAATTGAAGAATATGTAAGCTTATCTGAAGCTAAACGTGTTAACGGAGCTTCTATAGAACATGTTATTAGGGGACGAAATGAATTTTCTAAAGGATTCAGATACAAATATATAGATGATTAAAGATATAGTCTACTAGATTCCGGTGTTGCCGTCTTTAATCCTTACCGTAGCTTTATTTTGAGAGAACTTTGATAATAGATTAAGTTAAGTATCTAGATTCTGTAGGGGAGTAGCCCTCCCCTACATATTTATTATATATAAAATGATAATGAATTAATATGGCAAGTAAAAGTGATTTTGCGCAAAATATAATTATTTTAAGAAGTGTTTATGGCAAAGTTGGGATGCATTATTACATAAATCCCGCAAAAGATGAATTTGGACGTTTTCCCGATTGTGTAAAGAAAATAAATTCACAGGGAGATATGATCCTTACTGATGCAGAAAGAAATAGTGAAGAGTCTAAATATTTTATTCCGGAGAATCACATGTTTGATATACAAGATGGACAAACGTTCAATCTAAATGATCCGTATGAAAGAAATATATGGGAAGCTATCAAACATTGTCCGTTTATAGCCCCTAGTCGTTATGCTAAGGATAAAAATGGAGATTATTTAATTGATGGCACAATGGACTGGAATGCTAAAAGACCTCGTTATGGTGTTGCTGAACTTTATGTAGATATGCCAGGTGTAGAAACTGCACAGAAAGTATCTTTAAAGAAGAGAGTACATCAAGCATCTGAATTTATATTTAATGATGATCGTGGTTCTGAAGGCCGTCTATTGAAGGCTCGTTTACTCGGAAAAGATATGCGTAATATGCCTGATGCTGATATTGAAGACTACTTACTTCAAATAGCTGAAAAGAATCCAGATAAAATCATAGATTTATATACTGGAACTGATATGGCTTTACGTATTTTATTTATGGATGCTAAGGAGAGAAAAATTATAGTATCTAAAAATAAACTTTGGACTTATGGAGATAATGTAATATTAGGTGCAACTGATGATGCTGTAATTTCTTGGTTTAAAGACCCAAAACACCAAAAAGTACTAGCCATGATTCAGCAAGATACTTATCCTGATATGTATCAAGATAACCCTAATTTCGATATAGAAAGTAAGGTTAAAAATAATTCTAAATCAAAATAATAAATGACGGCTAAACAAGCCTATGAGGGTGTGTTAGTGGAACTCCACAAAGCACAAGCTCCAAACTTATTGCTTGAAGACTTTAATTACTTCTTCAATAAAGCAATAAACCAATATATAAATAAACGTTACAATGTTTATGATACATCGGAACAAACAACCGATGATATGAGAGTACTCAAGTCGTCAGCAATTTTACGCCCAATAAGGACTCCTAAAGAAAAAATGGCTAAGTTACAAACTATGGCTGATAGCGAGTCTTATTGTGGCAATGTTGTAGCCCCAGGTTCTATATTTGGTGCTACTTATGATTTTAATTTACCTGCAGATTACTTGCATTTACTTAATTGTATTTGTATTTATAAAGTTAATAAACGTTATAAATGTTATGATGCAGGAACTTATTGGCAACAAGGTGCAACGCGCTTAACTGCAGATTTGTGGCCACAAGTGATTAACAATTTTTATTTAAGACCATCTTACAGAAATCCTTATTATTATATACATAATATAAACCGTAGTGTAGAGGTTATGGGTCGTGAGGATATATTAAAAAATAATAACCTTAACCCTACTAATCCTATGTATAAGGATACTTCTACTAAGACAAGTATACAAAGAACAGGAACTGATGTTAATGATGATGAAGAAATTGTAAGGCTAGATGATACAGGTCAGCCTAAACGTGTTGAATATGCTATTCAGCTTAATAATACAGACGATAACTTTGCACGCACTATTAAGCTTAATGATTTAAGTGGAAATCAAGAGGATGATGATGTAGTTGAACGTCTAGCAGGACACCGCTATGGTAATGCTAGTAATGTTCGTTTAGAGATTCGTTATGGTAAACGTTTCATATACGATTTCAAATTTAACTTGGATCATAAATAAAATATATTTATAATTAGATATTAATAATTAAATATAATATCTATGAATAAAATAACAGAATACTTTGTACAAAGTCAAAAATCTATTTATGATTTAAGTAAAAAATTTAAAATTAGTCAAGAAGAAGTAATAGAAATATTAAAAGCTGATGGATTTTTATATGCTAAACCAAGAACTTCTTCTAAATTAATTATTAATTTAAAATATGCTGCTGATGAATATTTAAAAGATGAAAATATTCAAATAGAAGAATTATGTAAAAAATATGGCGTAAGTCATTCTACTTTACCTAAATATTTAAAAGAATATCTTAATATAAAAATTATCCCCAGAATAAAGCCAAAATTTAATAATACTTTTTTTGACAACATTAATACGGAAGAAAAAGCTTATTGGTTAGGTTTTATTTATGCGGATGGATATATAAGCAGTTCCCCTTTAAAGCAAGAAGGAAAGCATGCATATACTTTTGAACTAAGTTTAAAAGTGGATGATTTTACACATTTAGAAAAATTAAAAGTTTTATTACAAACCCAAAGGCCTATATTGTTAACAGAAACTAGATGCCGTTTATTAGTTAATGATAAACATTTTTGGGAAACCTTAAATAATTATGGTTGTACTCCTAATAAAAGTTTAACTTTAAAATTTCCTGATATTAATATTTTTGCAGATAAAAATCTAGTTAGACATTTTATGCGAGGATATTTCGATGGAGATGGGTGTATTACTTATGTAAACAAAGAACACACACGATTAGGTATGCAATTATTAGGGACTAAAGAATTTTTAAAAGAATATATAAAATATTTGCCGGACATTTTTAAAGATTTAACTTTAAGACATAACCATAATAATGATCAAGAAGAAACTTATTTAATTAATACTTCTTGTAATAAAGCTTATTTATTTTTTGATTATTTATATAATAACTCTACAGCTTATTTAAACAGAAAATATGAAAGATTTGCCCACTATAAGAGTAATCTTATAGATGCAAGGGACAATATCGGTGAAAGCTGTGATGCCAATACCGAGATAACTAATTAGATTGCGCAAGGCTAATTAGTATTGTAACGCATAGTAGTTGAATAAATATAATACTACCACGAGTGCCCCTATCCTTTACGGAATAAAATATATGCTGAACTTACATAAATAAGAAATGTAAGAAATTAAGATAAAAAGCTTAATGATAACAATTTGAAAGACGATTCTATCTTCCAATTAGATTCTATTTGGATTGATTATATAAAAGCACCTCAACACATTAGACTTACTCAAGAACAACTAGACCTTACCGAGGATGTATCACAAATATTGGAATATCCAGATTATGTATGTCAAGAGATCGTAAACGAGCTGGTACACTTAATTATGGAGACATCTAGTGATCCTAGAATACAGTCTCATCCCGTAGTTACTCAGTCTATCGCCGCTCCAGCTCAGGCATAGCAACAAGCTAAATAATTTTTGAATTATGTATAAATTTAGTACAAATACCATTGTTAACTCTATCAACTGGCCAGGTTTTGCAAACGTTCCTACAGCTAATGAAGGTGGAGAATCTATAGAAGATCACAAAAGATTTTGGGTGGATTTGACTGATACAGAGAATCCTATTTTCCGTGTCGCTCGTCACTTTAAGTTCCCGAAGAAGAACGTAGTAGCTATTTATAAGCGTAAATATTCTAAGCCTCAACTCTTTGAAGTTCAGTTTGATATGAATGCTGTAATTGATCGCATGAAGGAAGAAGAGCAAACTTCTGGTGTTGGTCGTATTGTACTTTATATTGGACTTTCTGGTTCTGAGAACTCTTATTATGCAAACGCTTCTAGCTATAAGGGCAAACCGTTCATAGTAGAGTTTAAGATTAAGAAAGACGCTACAGCAGCAGATGTAGCTAAAGAAGCTGTAAAGAACGCTAACCGTCACCAACAACTTATTTTTGACTATAAGTTAGTTAATATTAAAGCTGATGGTGATAAGGTTGTAATGACTGGTACTGATGAGTATCAAGTTGTTAGACAAGCTCTCTTGCAGTATTACGATGAGGACGCTTATACTTATGATTGCTGCGCTCAATTTGGTGCATTTGATACAGAAGATAAGGGTGTTATCGTAACTCAAGGTAAAGCTGGTTTCGGAACATTCCGCCAGATGATCAAAGACCTCCGCTTGCCTACAGCAGCAAATACAAACTGGACTGCTATCGCTCAAGATGACAGACCTATACCAGGTGGTTATTACAACGAATACGTAATTAAACTTTGCGTAAATCGTGGTATCCTTGGTAGTGACGCTGTTGGCGAAATTACTAAATCACTTACAAATCACGTATTCTATGTACTTGATAGTGAGTGTGGAGGTGTAACAGAAGAGTGGGAGAAAGCTCTTTCTGAAGCAGGTCTTAGTGATGTTCTCGTAGTCGTTGATAAGGATGAGGATGATGTAACTCTTACTGAAGAGGAAATCGACGAAACTTATGATGATCCAGAGGCAGTTCAAGAAGCTGAGAAGAAGGCTCACGGTAGTAAGACCACCAATACTGGTGAAGATACTGATGATGAACCAGATTCAACATCTACAGATACCGGTTCTGATGATACTGGTTCTGATGATACTGGTAGTGAAACAACTGGAGATTAATCAATAATCAACGAGCGGAGGTTGCTCAGGCAGCTTCCGCTTTTTTAGTTTTAAGGCTAATGAATACTTACGATCCACTGCCTTCGGATATTGGTTCTGTAGAATTAGCAGAAGGTACTGAAGGCCAAATACAAAAATTAGCAGCCGCTATACGAAATGATATAGTGTCTGGTTTACGTGGCTATCACCACAATATGTCTATGTCTTTAGAATAGTTGGAGGATGAAGTTGTTTTAGAAAGACTTGCAGTAATTAAAGAATATCAATTAAAAGGAATTTTACCTATTAATGATTTATTGCAATCTATCAACTGTATTCCTGTTGATTGTAAGGATTTAGACAAGTGTAAGTGCTCAAAAGAAATTGTTGGAACACCTATAGCTCACTTTGAAATACCTCAACTTCTTTTGGATTTTGGTGATGCAACAATAAAATATATAGGTAGTACAGATAGACAGAATCCATTTACTGTATATACGGATGTTTATGTATGGAATTATTATCATAAATATCGTAAACGTGGAAAGCAAAAGCCCTTCGTTTATGTAGATATAGTTCCTAATGAACATGGCATGGTTGATTGTTATATATTTAATGCACCTATGATGGAAATGGTTTCTGTATCAGCTATATTTAAAGACCCCAGATAGGTTGAGTAGTTTGATTGTTGCCGAGGAGTAAAGGATAATAATTCATTTTTAACTTAGGCTATACAAGAACGATTGACTACTCGTAAAATTAAATATTACCGTCAATTGGCAGCACAAATATTTCCAAATGACCAAGTTTATGCTCAAGGCTGATGAATAATTTATAGAATTTCCATTACGCCATGTTTTTGGCGGAACAATTATATGGCATAAGTTATAAAGACCCATCCTCATTTGAGGAAATTGGATTAATAGCTTATGGACTTATTGGTAATCATAAGGCACGTTTATACAAAACTTGTATAGACGTTTCTTGTGATCACACTGCCCAATTACCTTGTAACTGTGATATTATAGAAGCAGTTACTTATGATTTTGAAGATTGGGAATATGTGTCTAATGTTTATCCCGAAGGTGATTACCGTTCTTTATTTACTGAGCATTATATAGAAGGACGTAAACGATTTAGAGATCCTTTATATATTTCAGGACGTTATGTAAAGTATACTCGCGTTGGAGATACTTTATATTTAGACGATGATTATCAAGGTAAAATATATGTACTTTACTGGGGAGATATATTAGACGAAGATGGACTTCCTATGATTACTGATAAGGAAGCTCAAGCTATAGCTACTTATTGTGCATATACAAATAAATATAAAGAAGGTTTAATCACCAATAATGGTAATATAATAAGTGTAGCACAAGCATTGTAGCAACAATGGAATAGATAGTGTGATGCTGCACGTGTATCTGATTATCTTAATCAAAATGATATGAACAGAATACTCGATGCTAAAACATCATGGAATAGAAAAGTATATAATAAATCATTTAAATCTGTATAGTAATGAATTTAAGTTTAGGATGTGCGTTTAATTTGGAGGATTTATTCTTAAATTTTAAGAACTCTAAATTAGATATGGATTGTGGAAAATGTGAAAAATTAACTGGAGACAGACATAGAGATAAGCTAGCACAAAAAGTTTTTATGGATTCTGTACAGTTAATATTAAATGATGTAATAGATAATAATGTTACCTTTCAACTGCCTTTGAATGGTGTAAAAGCAGAACTATACGTTAAACGATATACTGGTGAAGAGTTTGCTAAATTACGTAAAAGAGGCAAATGGCAAGATGTTGATTTTTTAAAATCATTCTTTACTGGTTATTAGCCAGCCATCCGTATGTATAGTCGTGATGGACAACGTTATAGAGAAAGAAACTTTTATACTGATTGGAGGTTAAAAGAAAAATTAACAGAATATACTAACCAAGGTAAATAGTATTGTTAATGTTTCAAATTAAACAAATATCCGATTACTATAAACAAATGCATGAATTATATCCGGGGTTGTCTAAACATGATTTAAATTATATTTTGAATTATGGGTGGAGATAGATATATTTATTGTGTAGTTATGGCGGTGATATATGGCTACAAAATAATAAATTTTGGTCATATATCGGCAATCTTAAAGGGAATCCTTTAAGCCATTTCTTCTATTATAGAAGAAAATTAACTGCACGTATACGTATAGTATATAAACGTAAGAAGATACCCTGGAATGGTTATTATTATTTCGCATTAACTGATGCTTAGTATCAAGAATATCTAAGTTAGAAGAAGAAACGAGGAAGGCCTCGTAGACATTTTAAATTTAAGAATGTTCTTTTATATAAGCTATTAGATGAATGTAAAATAAATGAAAGTAGTAAAAAATATATCTTTAAAATACCCATGCCAATTGATTATGGATTTAGATTATTTAAACCAGATTTTAAGGCGGATGATATTGAGTTAATTATAGCTAAAGACGCTCCGTCTAAATTTAAAGATATTTTAGTTGCAAATAATGAATATGAAGTCTTATGAAACAACAAGCACAAAATACCTTTACTGACGGTTTAATAATGGACTATCATCCGTTAAGTTGTAAAAATACCGTTCTTACTGATGCATTAAATGCAACTATAATTACTACACGAGGTAATGAGATGGTTCTTCAAAACGACTTAGGCAATGAAAAAATAGTCAATGAATTTACAGACTGCAGTGAAGGAACTGAACTAAAAGCTGTTCAATTAAAAGATGGCTATGTGCCTATAGGAATAAAAGAACATCATGGAGTTTTATATATAGTTTCTTATAATGGAGAATGTGGAGAAATTGGTACTTACCCATCTCCTAATTATGATGAAATGAATCCACAAGCTTCAGCTACAGAAGATTCTGAAGCTGGCGAACAAACTTTACCTATGGTGTAGTTATATCAACCATTATACAATTTTGTACATGATGATAAAGATCAATTAGATTCTGCAAGTTTAATTATTGAACCTAATCTGGTATGTAGTTGTAGTAGTTATTATAGTAAGGATTTTTATTACACACACAGAACAATAGAAATTAAGTAGGATGAATCTACAGAAATAACTATAAATAATCCTCTTATTAATAATACAGGCAAATCTGTAGAATATGAGTCTAGTAATGAAGGTGTTGCTAAAGTATCTGATTCTGGAACAGTAACGGCTTACCCTAATATAATAGGAAAGGCCACAATTACTGCTAAATATACAGATGACGATAAAAAAGAACATTCTGTATGTTATACTATTTATAGTAATGTATTATTCTTGCATGAAGCAAATTCTAAATATTTTGATTTTGATTGGCATCATCCTGTAAATATTGAAATACAGCCATCATACGACGGGTCTGTGAACCTTATTTTAAATGATGGTAAAAATATACCTCGACTTATAAACAGTCGATTCTCCGTTGAAGAAAACGGAAAAGCAAAAATTCCACAACGCCGTAGAAATGATGATAACATATATTTTGCTGGAGGAGATGGGTTTGATGAAAATGAAGCATTAAGTTTATTTGAATCTGACACTTCTTTACATAAAAGAATTAAAACTTTCCCTATTGTACAATATGAAGGAGTTTTAAATTCTGGAAATCTTAAAGTAGGTAATTATACATTTTATTTTAAATATGCCGATACTGACGGTAATGAAACTGACTGGATTGCAGAATCTGGTGTAGTATCAGTATTTAAAGGTAATGATTCTGATCCATTTAGTATTGATGGCGGAATTGAAGATATGAATGCTTATAAATCTGTTAAATTTAGATTAGTAAATATTGATAGTGCTTATCACTATGTAAAAGTATATTATGTTAGAAGTTCTGCAGGACTTAATCAAATCGCAGTTTAGAAAGCGTATGAAATAACAAAAACTTTCGAAATTAAAACTGAAGGTCAATGTGATATTATAATAACTGGTGATGAAGATACTACAGATATTGATATTGATGAATTAAATACTCAATATCTTTTAGCTGATTCTGCTAAAGCATAGGCTCAAACCTAGGATATGTTATTTCTGGCTAATGTAACACAAGCACAAATACACTATAAAGATTTAACAGATTTATCCTTACGTATTATACCTTATGTTACAAGACGTCCTTCGGTACAACGTATTGGAGAAGTAGATATGGAAGACTACGAAGATACTAATATTGAATCTCCAAAAACACATATTTTTAATTACGAATATTATAATACTAAAAACATATATTATAATGTTGGATATTGGAATGAAGAATATTATCGTTTAGGAATTGTTTATATTTATGAAGATGGTTCTTTAAGTAATGTGTATAATGTATCTGGAGGAACCGTTGATTTTACAGGCAATGAATAGCCTCCAATTGCTTATTATGAGAAAAAAGTAAATAGTTCTGACACAGCAAATTAGACATATAAAGATGAAATTAAGTCTAATCCAGTAACTGTAAAATTAGGAGAATTGCCTGATTCATTTTACAATATAGGGAGTGATTGTAATAGAAATTATCTAAATGTAGACATTAATTATTATACATATGTAGAAAAAACTGAATAGGGAGAAATTATACAGGAATGGACATTTAACACTCGTGGGGTTATAAACATTTATGATCCTCCTATTGGAGATACTGGAGTAGGTTGTACTCCTATACAATACATATATAATCTTGGAGTATATATACGTGAAGAGTTAATAGACTATTTAAAAAATACTTTAAAAATAAAAGGATTTTTTATAGTAAGGCAAAAAAGAATACCTACTATTCTTGGCCAAGGATTTACTTTACCTTGGGATAAAGAAGCAAAAATTCCTATATTAGAATATTGGGGTGTGAATTTCCCTTACGCTAACCCTTATTAGGATTAGCCTGTATTTAATTATGATTCAACTGATAAATGTAGTACGTATAAAGCATACTTAGAAGGCAATCTTTCCGATATGATGAATGAAGATTATGGTTTACATTTTCCAATTCTAAATAGATGGGATTCTACATTTTCAGATTTGAGGCCATTATGTACAAAATAGTATATTGTTGAATCTTTTATTAGAACTTGTGGACCTGAAGGAATTAGATTTGCGGATGGAGGAACTACTGACCAAAAATCAAACACCCTAGAGGTAAAATCCGCTTGGCTAAATAATTATTTACATTATGAAGTAATTCATGAATATACTCCTAGATTATTAAGCATTCTTCCTATAGCTATAGATCAACCTATGGCAGTATATGATATATATAGTGAAACAGGAGGAGATTCTAAAACAGTTACACCTAAAATAAAATTTTACTATAAAATAAAATATACAGATTCTAGTATAGAATCTTATGACCAAACAGTAGTTCTTGATACTGATTATAGTAATTTGAATGCAGCAATGCCTGAGTTCTTAGAGTTAGTGTTTAAAGCAAAAAAAGAAGGATCTACTATATCAAATGTTATTCTGTATTATTAGTATATATACTATACTGTTTCTGGGGAAGATGAAGAAAAACAAATTATAACAGGCAATGTTTTTACAGATTCTGATTTTCCAACGGCAACAAAGGATGTAGTATATACTGATGGTGAAATTTTTACGTATTCTTCCGGAGAAAACACGGATCAATATGATGAATTTACAATAAAAGAATTCGATGCCACATCTACCGATTCTTGGAATTTAACAGTTGATTGGACAATTACTATAGATAAATCAAAATTAACTAGAAATGCTACTTTATTAACTAATTTTATCCCCAGCAATCCAGACATAGCTGTAGGATCTGATGATCTAGGGAACCCTACTTCTGGATATTATTCTAAACCTGACAACTTTGTTTATTCCAACGCTTGGGCTAGTTCTTATACTGGAACTATGCCTTTAACAAGAGATGAAATGTATAGATTATTTAAAGTATCCAAATGGTTTGAGGGAGTATAGAGATATTTTTCTAATCATAGTTTTGCTGCGTTTGATGATTTATCTGATGCTAAGAAATTGCATTATTCTACTTTATATAAGAAATGCACCGGTAATTAGTTTACTGCTATAAGTCCAGAATTTGAAGTATGTTAGGCTTACTATAATCAATTCTTTACTGGAGCAGAATATACTATACGCTATACAAATTACCAATGTGGAATTTAGCATAGATCCTCTCGTAATGAACGTTATTATTTCCCTAAATATTTTGTAGATATAAATAGCAGTTCTTATAAAATTTTAGATGATTATGATGCTAAATTTTATAGCAATGATTATAAATTTGGGGAAGTAGATCCTAGTAATTGGCTATGGAATGGCACAAACAATAATTTACATAATTACTTTATTTGCTCTGTAACAGATTCAGTCCCTTCAGTAGCTGTCAAAGATACTATATTCAAAAGTTATGTAGGATCTGCACAAGAAGCTGACAGATTCGCTTACATTAACGAAGAAGGAGGCCCGGGAAGAAGAGTTAAAGGGCCTTCCGATAGATTATTTCTAAATGGATCAACCCATGGTAGTAGATATACAGATGCGGGTATGATAGAGCGTGCAGTAAATTTATGTAGAGGATTATATTCTCCTTATTTGGGCATAGAAGCTGCAGCCGAAACTCTTTCTACCGAAAAACAACGAGGATATAGTAGAATATTTAATATATACCATAAAAATTATGAAGATTCTGCTGAATCCAAATTTAGTGTTAGATTTGAGGATAACTCTCCCTATTATGTTATAAGTGATCGAATATCTTGGGATTTATAGTTTGCTGAAGATGAGGAATCCCAAACTTAGGTATGTACTTATATTCCAGAATTAAAACGTAGTAATGGTACATATACCTTGGATTTATTTAGAGGAGATTGTTTTATATGTAATTTTACACATAGATTGAATCGTAATTTTCAAGACCCTTCAGACCCTTCTAATGACACTATTGTAGATAAAACTACTTGGGAAATGTATTATGTATATCCTGAAATAGATTACTCTAAACACGCTAATATTAATTTAGGTGATATAAATGCAGTTAAAATGGGTAGTTGGCTAACGGTTAAAGTTAAAGCTAATCGAAATTTATCTATACGTTCATTAGATGAATCATACACAGAAGAAATGGCAACTATGGGTAGAGCTAGAGGATTTTATCCATTACAACAAGCTTCCGCTGATGGAGGCTATAAAATTGCCAATTCTTATGTATTTAACGATGGATTTAATTCTACGTTAGGTTGGAAATATTATACTACTCTCCCAGACGCATCATACGTTAAAGATGAATTTAATAATAGAATTATGTATTCTGATATTAATGTAACTGATGCTCAAAAGAATGGCTATAGAGTATTTAGAGCTACACATTATAGAGATTACACTAAACAATATGGAGAAATAGTTAAATTAATAGAACTACAAGGTGATTTAATTGCTGTTTGTGAACACGGAGTACTATTTATAACTATTAATGAACGTGCTATGGCTTCAGAAGCACAAGCTGGAGAAATATTTATTAATAGTTTCAGGGTTCTCCCAGAAAAACCTAAAGTGCTTTCAGATATGTATGGAAGTCAATGGGCAGACAGTGTATTTAAAACTCCTTATTGGATATATGGTGTTGATACAGTAGCTAAGAAAATATGGGCAACTAATGGTTCTCAATTTAAAATAATATCTGATTTTAAGGTTGAAAGATTCTTATTAGATAATATTGATGTAGAAGAAAATGATTGTGAGCCGTTTATAGGAATTAGAAATGTTGTAACACATTATAATGAAGGTAAAACAGAAGTTATGTTTACTTTCTATAATAAATCTTATGATAGAAAACCTAAAACCGATAAATGTGGCAATATTACAGGATATGATTATATTAATTTTAATCCTGATGAAAATGCTTGGAATTTGGGTTATTCACCTTTAATTGGACAAGATGGCGCATTTACTACATTCTTCTCTTGGATACCTTTAGCTTCAGAAAATATTGATAATGTTTATTATTCATTTGATAGGGAATATGCTCGCGATACTGTTTTAAAATTATAGGATGGAACATTCCCCAAAACTGAAACTAGTGGATATTTCGGAAACATAGAATTAGAAGGAAATAAAGAACCTATTTATGGTGAAACGGAACCTGAATCCGCTCCTAGATCAAGTTTGGATAAATTTAATTCGGAAGATCCTAAGAGAGCAACTAAAGACAGGTTAGTTCCTTATCTATGGAAACACGGCCCATTAAATGAACGACAACCATATACATGCTTCTGGTATAATGAACAACATCCATTTGAATTTGAGTTTGTTGTAAATGATCATCCAGAAGTTTAGAAAATATACGAAAATCTTAAAATAATATCTAACATGGCAGAACCTGAATCATTCCATTTTACTATTGTAGGTGATGGTTATGAGTTCAGTGAATCTAAACCTAGTATGTATGTTAGACAAGAGGCTACTAAAGAAATGTGGCAATTACTTGGTTCTGATATAACATTTAATAATAATTATAGACAAGTTCTAAGTAAAGGTTTAGTTAAGCCATTAAAATCTACTATTTTCCCACTTTATTATGAAAGAATAGATACTTCTAATGATATATACGATATATACGCACAAATGGTTGGCAATTATCGTGATTATAGAAATTTATCTGGCTCTGAAATAACTTGGGATAAATATTTAGATGAGTTTAATGTAACAACACATATTGCTTGTTCACCAATGGAAGGACATTGGAAAGCTGTTACTAAAGAGGTTTATGAACAAGCTGTAGAAAATAAACAAAAACGTAAAAAAGATACTAGAGGAGAAACTACATTCTATTATGTTTGGGATAATGTAGGACGTCTTAGAGGAAATGCTTATTATCAAGAAGATAGATGGCATATACAAATTCCTTCTATAACTCTTATGTAGAAAAACGAACATCCAAGTAATTGGAATTTGGAATCCGAATATGATGAGGGCGGAATACCTCCGATAGTAATAAACAATTATAGTTTAAGAGCTTCTGATATAACTAGCCAAACTATAACGCAAGATAAAGTTCCTGATATATATTCTATAATTCCTACTGAAAAGCTGTCAAATGTTCATAGCGAAGGACAACCTTTTAAAGGACAAATAAATACTGATAAATGGACTTATAGAAAAGAAGCTAACATACGAGATAAATTTGTTAAAATAAGAATTAGATATAGCGGAAAAGATCCAGTAATTATATCTGGAATCATAACTGCATATAATACAAGTGCAACTTAAAAATAATAATAAATATGGATAATACAGGTGCTTCAAATACTGGATTAACAGGAAACTCCGCAATGTCGATGTATAGTGGCTAGGGATTTAATCCATCCCTAGCCATGAACTCGGGTACCTGGGGTTAGTAGTTCACTAATTATTATAGTAATTAGGCTGGTGCTTAGTTTGCTTAGAATATAGCTCCAATAATGCAAGGTGCTCAATCAATAATGGCAAATGTAGGATCTTCTGTAGGTTCTTCGGTAGGAAACTATGCCGCTAAAACAATTGCTAATGGGGGTATTTCTGGAATTACATCTGGTGGCCTTGGTAATGCTGCTGCTAGTGGATTAAAAGGAGCTATAAATCCTTACTCTTTAGGTGGCGCAGCTATTGGAGTAGCTAGTGCATTAATGGGTGATAAATCTGAATACAGTGGAGATTATGGTAATTTAACCAGAGGTCTAGACACTGCTTATGATATAGCCTCTGATGCTGTAAATGTTATTCCCGGCTTTGGTCAAGCTGCTTCTCTGATTATGAAAGGTGATGCATTAGTAGGTAAGGCTTTTAATAAGTGGACAGGCTCAGGCACTGATGGAATGACCGCTACTGATGCGATTTTAGGCTCTTCTTTCACAGGTAGTCCACTTACAGCGCTTGCAGGTAATCCTTTAGCTATTGCATCTATGATTAATGGTTGGGGAGGTAAAAAAACACACGAAATGGAATTTACAGACTAGAGAAGTAAAGATAAATTAACTAATGTCTATGGTTCTTATGGCGGATCTTAGGCACAAAATTCACAAGCATCACATTACGCCGGAAAGAAATATGGCCTCTTTAGTAGAGGTGCTATGAATAGAGCCAATGAATGGATAGACCAAGCTAATATGGATAGTGCAGTATTATTAAATATTGAACGTAATCAAGAATTAGGTAAAGTTCGAGGACAAGATATGTCATCTATAAATAATATGGCTTATGTTAATAAATTAAAAGGTGGCATTAATGCTAATTATTTAAGAGCTGGCCGTGAAGGTTTAAAATTGCCAGAATCAATACAAGATTTAATTAAGTCAGGAAAGAAACAACTTCCAAAAGTTAAGGATATAGTTAAAATTAAAACTATTGTAAAAGAAATAACTATACTTCCAACTGATGAAGATGTTAAATTCTTTAAGTAGGGAGGTTCTTTAAAAAGAATTCCTTATGCTGATGGTTCTGGTTATTTTATGTTTAATGGAACTCTAGATAAAGATCAAAAAGCAGGCCGTAAACCTATTGGAAAGAATGATAAAGGGCAATACCTTTATATGGGAGGTGATGGTACTTGTGGACCTGCCCAACCTAAAAAATTCCAAAATGGCGGTTCTGTAAATGTTATACCTACGGGTTCATTACATGCCCGTCTGAACCACATGGAGGGTGCTGGTGAAGATTTTACCAAGAAAGGTATTCCGGTGGTTGATATGGAAGGAAACCAATAGGCTGAAATTGAGTGTGATGAAATCATCTTTAGAAAAGAAGTTACTGACCAAATTGAGGAATTAGCCAAAGAAGGTACTGATGAGGCTGCTATAAAGTGTGGTAAGTTATTAGTTGATGAAATCTTAAACAATACACAAGATAATACCGGTCTTATTCAAAAAGCTTTAAATGGCGCTGCTATAAATGCTATAGCTTCTGGAGTTGGGGCTGTAGCTGGAGCTTTTTCTAATATGGATAAGAATAAAAAA